CGATATGAATCTCATTCATAAAATGACCTAATAATTCTTTTAATGAATTCAGTTCATTAGTGTTTTTATAATACGTATCATGATTGCCTGGAATAACGTCCATGATCATACCATATTCTCTAATCTTATTTAAGAAATGTTTTCTATAATGATTTAATGCTCTAAAGTTTATAAACTTACGATGATCATATACATCACCTAAATGTACTATCTGCTTTATGTCATGTTCTTGACAATAAGGAAAAAATACCTTATCGTAAAAATCAGCAGAGTTATTTAAAAAAACATCAGAACTATTCCTGATACCGCAATGGGTATCATTTAAAATTGCAACTTTCATTCTTCCTTCCTAATTTTAGTTCATAAAGTCTGTAAGATCTGAATCAGCAATTACAGATCTCTTTTTTCGTATTTTCTTTTTTTGTTCGGTGGCAAATTTCTTTAATTCAAAATCGTTTGATTTTACTTTATCTATACGATCTTTAAGTGTGTCTACAAAATGAGAAACAACTTGAGTCGACATATCGCCTTGTTCAGCTTGTAAAAACACTTCGACACCAGACTGTGAAAGATACTTTTCTTTAATATCTTGTTGTTTCTTTTCTTTAGTGATTCTTCTTAAGAATGCATACCAAATAATTTGTGTAAAATACGCAAAGGCATTCGGCTTTCCAGTTCTTGTTGATGCATTAATGTCGTAGTTTTCAATAGCCTTTAGGCAGTTTTCTACAGCATCCATAACCATTTCTTCCCTGTAAGTATATCTTATAAAGTTAGACTTATGAGAAAGATTTTCTGCTATTCTTAAAAAACAAGTGGCTACATAATCTGTAACTACAGGAATTGCTTTGCCAGCTTCCTTTGCTTCTTTTACTGTTCCTACGTAGCTAACAACCGCTTGAGAAAATTCTTGATTGTTAACATAATGAATATTTTTACTTTTCTTTGGCATACTATTTTACCTTTCAATAATAATATTATAAATCAATTTCACAAAAAAGTAAACTAAAAAAATTAATAAAATGTGAAAAAAAACGTTTACAAACTGTTAAAAATATGGTATAATTAATAGAGGTTTTGTTGAGTGGGAGGAGTATATATTAATGCATCTTGTCTTTATCTGTGGAAAACGGTACGTATATTACATTTGACGATGAAGAGTCATTATTTTCTGGTATACTAAAGTCTTTTTCTGAGTCTCTCTTCTTACCAGTGAGTCCTTCGACTATCGAATCAGCTATTTTTTTCTCGTCGGTTGTATATAACTCGTCTCCGTCCTCTTTAATTTTTTGAATTTTTTTGAGGGCTTTCTGGTACTGGGCCAAAATATCCTCGTGAGGAATAGCTATAGCAATTATATGATATAGATTTAAAGATACTAAAGTATCTGAATATTCAACATATGTCATATATGGTTTAAATGTATATACCGTTCTATTGTATGATAGATCGACTTTAACTATATGGAGAGGGACGCGTACTAAGACTTCGTCATCAACTTCCTCGATTAATTCGGCAATAATTTCACTGCCATCTGATAATCTTAATTGTTTAATATTTGGATTCATATTACTATTTATTTTTTAAAAAACCTTTACTTTATACTTCTTCATGAAAACCTTCTTATCATTTTCATTATCAACCATTGGTTCTCCTTTAATATTTAGGCTTGTATTAAGTAACATCGGACACTTAGTCTTTTCATACCAATGTTCTAATAGTGGCCTTATAATTGATTTACAATCTTTTTTTACAATTTGCACACGGGCCGTTCCATCAACATGTGTAACGGAATAATGATCATGTTTAGCCATAGCCACAAACTGCATGTACTCATTCATTGGACCTTCGAAATATTCATGAGCAAACTCTTCCAAAATCGCGGGCGCGAAAGGTCTGAACGCCTGTCTTTGTTTGATATTATTAACAGTATCCTTAATATCTTCTCGAGGATCTGCGATAAGACTTCTATTACCAAGAGCTCTAGGACCAAATTCCGCGCAGCCATGCGCAATACCACAGTATTTATGTTTAAGAAGATAACTTACAACTTCTTTAATATTTACATTACCTTTTATTTCTGTTCCAAGATATGGATGCTCCCATTTAATTTTTTTTCCGTATGTCAAAGCCGCGGCGCCAAGAGCAGATCCGCAATCTCCAGGATTTGGCATTATCCATATTTTTTTCCCTAACTCAGCAACTTTACTATTTGCAACACAGTTTAATGCTACGCCTCCCATCATTACCAAATTTTGATGGTGACAATGGTCTTTAACTATTTTAACTATTTCTTCTTCTACTAAAAGTTGAGCGGAAGCAGCTATGTCATTTGGATAGCCTTTTAAAACCTTTGGCATTCCTCTGTGACAATTATGATAGTCTAATATTTCTTTATACTCGTCATAGTATTTAGGCTCTCCAAAAGCGGCCATTCCCATAGTAATATATTCATCTTCTTGTGGTTTTAATCCAATTGCCTTTGTTATAGCAGAATAAAATAATCCTATTGAATACGGATATTTTCTACTCCATACTTTTTTCATTTTAGGCCTGTTCCAGCTCGTCCAGCCTTCCCAGACAGAAACTGTATCCCATTCACCTATTGCATCAATAACTAATATATTACATTTGTCAAATTTAGAAGTATAAAATCCAGCAGCGGCATGCGATTCATGATGATAGTGCGAATATTCATATTCACTTAATTTAAAATCAGTAAGTTGTTTTTGACCAGAATATAATTGTCTAGAAAATTTTAACCAGTTTTTTTCGAAAAAAGAAACTTTATGAGCCAATTTTTTAAGATGCTTTTGTTTTGGGTGTAACCATCTATCATTTTTCTTACGTGATAATCTTTCAGCATGAGTAGCACTAAGTATCTCTCCGTCTTCAATAAGACATGCTCCTGCATCATGGTATCCTTCACTGAGTCCTAAGACAATCATAATTTAACTTTAACAACCTTATAATTAAATTTTTCTTTTCTATATATTTTCAATCTTTCTTCTGCGTGAGTGAGTGCATAATTTTTTCTCGATTTGTGCTGCAGATTATCCGCAATGTCGTAGAGTTTAGTGGTTCTTCCATCTTCTGTTTTACGGAGTCCTCTTCCAATCGATTGTAAAACTCGAATCTGGCTTTTAGACGGCGATGCAAAGATGATGTTGTGGAGATTACGAATATTAATCCCAGTGGAAAAAGTACCCAAGCTAGCCACGATGATAGCATCTTTTTGTCCCTCCGTTATTTTTCTAATAGCTTCTCTATCAGATGTTTCGGTAGCACCACTTACAAAGAAAATCTTTCTTTCTTCTTTGGCCTTACTATTTATCAAATCAAATAGAACCTTTCCGTGTTTTTCTACAAATTGAAACAAAACAAGTGTATTACCTTTTTGATCTATCGCCAAGTTTCTAATAAAATTATTTCTTTTTTGACTTCTTACAATTAATTCTATTTCATTTTGATATTTTAATCCTGCAGCCATTTTCCTAACTTCATCTTCATGTTGAAGTTCGATCAAAAATATATCTAAAGGTGCTAGTGTATCTTTATCTTGTAAATCTTTTGTAGAAGTTACTTTCATAACCTTTCCAAATAATCCCTCTAATACTAACTGATGAGTTTGTGTACCGTCCAGAGTTCCAGTGGTTCCAAATCTATATTCAGAAAGTCTTGCTTTATTCATTATATTAGTTAAAGATTTAGATTTAAATCCATGACATTCATCACCAAAAGTTATACCAAACTGTTCGAACCAAGTATATGGAAGTTTGTATATAGATTGCCAAGTACTGATAAAGATTCTTTCTTGTATACTAGTTTTAGGTTTTCCAGAATATATCACATGGCATTCTTCTTCAGCGTTCCAGGAACTGTCATTAGATGAATAATCTTTAAAATCTCCAAACATTTGTTCTACTAAAGAAGTTGTTGGAACTATTATTAAAACTTTTTCATCAAAATTTTCTAAGTACCATCTCATTAGTACGTATATTATTAATGACTTACCAGAGCCAGTTGGTGATAGCATTACAGCTCTTTTTCTTTTGATACTTTCACATATTGCGTTAAATTGATAGTCTCTT